CGGAAGCTTCCCCTATACTTCCGCCAGAAAGACGCGTTATGACGACATAGCCATCCTCGTCGAAGCCCAAAGTATAGTCTTTGTTTAAGACATATGTTGCAGGCTCCGTAGCTGTGGATTTAACCACTACCGAGCTTAGCAATACCCCCTTGTTGGCTAACTTAACGGCTTGTACTTGAGCAGAAAAAGTTTGACTTTCACTGGTTACGCTGACCTTGTGGACCTTTGGATCAAGAACATTGACTAAAACCACAGGAGATACGTTGAAAAGCGCAAAGTGGGAATAAATAAACTCACACAAGGTATAATTTCCCCAATCTTCACTATAGCCAAAGGCCTCGACCGCTTCCTGATAGGTATAACAAAGAACCGGCTTGTTCACATTAGCCTCATCAGCAAGGTTTATGGGCGCTGTCCCTACTACAAAAGGCAATCCCGCCGTAGTCCTGACTGGCGGGATTATCGAGGTTGGAACTTCGGAAACATAAACGCCATGTTTATATGCCATTTACTATACACCACCTTTAGAAATGTTTTTTTGGACCACCTCATAAGCAAGCTGTTGAGGTGTGCCTTTTGTGCCAATTGCATTTTCTGTTTTTTGCAGGTCGGCTGTTGGGACAAACAGACGTTTTATCTCAGGGCATTTAGCGATTACATCATTTAAATATTCTGGAATACCGCCCTTGAACACCCTGTATTTTGTCAGTTTGCCCCCAGGTAGATTAGGCCCGCAATAAATAAGGCGCTCGACCTTAACTTGGCCGAACGCCTTAAACCGCATGTTTTTCCCCTTACCTGAAGAACTCGCCATCGATCACTACCTTCCTTTCTAAAATTTCTTCAATCGGATGCGCTATCGTCCATACAGTTGAAAGCATCCCGATCCACTGCGGAAAGGGTTGCTCTTCCGGCAAAATAAATTTGCACGGATATTCGATCCTGTATCTGTCGGCCACTACGCGCTCTTTAAATAATTCATACCAAACCCTTGTTGCAATATTAACTACATCACGCCAGCCATCTTGCGCATCTTCAGAATATGTTCCAATTACCATGTTGATATTTGCGATTGCACCCTCTAATTTATCTTCAAAGCTTTCAATACGTACGATCACAAATGGGAAGTCAGGATCAGGCACTGATTTCTTAGGTGGCAGATATCCAGCAATAACTTGTAGAGCCTTTTCTTCATCTTTCTTAGTAGCTAAATCCATGTTCATGATCGTTGAGTTGCGCAAAAAATCGCAAATAGAGTCAATCAGATCTACAGGACTGTTCATTTTATTCCCTCCAGGAGCCTGGTAATCTCATGCTCCATGCGCTCATCAAGCGTTTGCTGAGCCTTTTCTTCGAGTGCTCGCATAACCTCTTCATTCCCGATCATTTGAGGGACAGAAGGACCATACAGCTCCATGATAGGCAGCCTCGGTCTACCCTTTCTGCGATATACGCCCACATGTCCTGTTGGCATGCGGGCAACAAAAGCTTTAGGTATGGTGCCGCCTTTGCCTTTGATTACCGTCGCCGTTACTGGTTTAGACCTGCCTGGCGTAGGTGAAGATGGGCGAATCTTGAACTTAGAAAGCGGGATCACCCTACCTACAGCCCTTAATATGGCAATAGGTGAAGAGGAGCTGGCACGTTCAATTTTAAGCGGTTCACGGACGGTCGACGCTTTTACGATATAGCGCTCTCGCACTTTTTTCACCGCTTCTGTTCTGCCACTTTGAGCCGCCCTGTTTATTGCCGATGCCATTGCCCTTTCTATTCCTTTTGGGACCTTGCTCAAGACAAGCTTGGCACGCTCAAATTGTTCTTCTCTTATTTCGATCGTCATGACTCAGCCACCCCAAGCACGACTTTCAGAATGCCCATTTCAGATGAACACTCATCCACAATATAAATGGCCCCATCAATATCGAGATGTTGGTCTCTAACTGGACGATACCCAAGATCATCTTCTTTAACATAGAGAGCCAAAACGCTGCGGTAAACTCCATCATATTGCTCGGCCTTCACATTGCTATAAATCTGCAAAACGTCGCTGTCTATAATGGACTTCACGGGCACGCCATCGATATGATGTATTTCAGCAAACTCGTCAAGGTTTATGAAAGTTTCCAAATCACGTTTAACAAAATCCTTAAAGTTTGCCATTATTCTTCTTTTTTGCGGCTAGCGCTAGGTCTCTTAGCCTTTGGTTTCGGGCCAAGCTTTGAGCTTTCCGCTTCCTGATCAAATTGAGGTTCATTATATCGCTCGATCGTGCCATTAGATTTAGCTATAAGCTTGTCCTCTTCATCTTGCGACAGACCATACAGGATTTCACCGCCAGGCTCGCCGGGGCCATATGTTATTCCGTTATGTCGGACCTTAAACCTTTTAATCAATATAGCCATGCCATCACCATCCTATTTTTTGACCTTTAACACATACCAGGAATCTACATCTTCAGGTTTAGGTAGCGGCCTTGAAGCAAGGCGAATCATCTTAACATCGTTGTTTATGTCGGACCATACGCGCGGGATTCTGGTGCCCTCGTATGTGTGAAACTGCCCGTCCGCTTCCTCCATCTGGGTAACAGCGCCGTATAGCCTTGATCCAAGACCAACGCTCGCCATGATCAGGTAATCATCGGGCACCATTGCCTTCTCCGTCCCATCATCATCCACGAACCACTCGTCATAGGTGTAAATTTCAATGCCAAGCGCGTTTAGTGTGCCAACATAAGTAACTCCGTCCATCTGAATACGAGGTTGTATGGATCCAAGCGTTATATTTCTGATGTCAAATAATATCCTTACGTCATCATCGCTAAGCAGCAGGTCAACAACGTTGTTTGCCATCACGACTACGTTTGGGTTTTTGCCTGAACTTTGGATGATGGACAATCTTATTCTTTTCAGATCATCCAATTTTTTGGATGTACCCTTATCCCATGCATCATTCCCAGTCAGTGTTTTATGATTCTCGAACTGGAAGTCAATGACATCCTCGACATAATCTGCTCCACCATCGACCTTATCCACCCAGCCTTTTATCGTAACTGTGCCATTTAAAAGTAGCTCTCTGCACATCCACTCTTCGCGTCTGGTAATCATTTCATCAAGTTCGCCTAGATCAGAGGCAAGGAGTTCCTGTGCTCTTTGTTGCGGCGTCCTGGTGCTGTAAATATTTTCTCCAAGCATCCTATTCATTATGTCGTCAACCGTGATGGCTCTCTGGGGAGCAATGTAGGGAGTCGTGTAGGTGTCGGTGCTAAATCCGCCACGATCTACAGTAATTCCACCGCGCCTACGAGCCACAAAGGGAGCCATCTTGCGTTTACCCTTCTTGATATCCACGTCGACCTTTTCAGTTACAAAAGTCTGGACTCCGGGGAAAAATGTGTCCCTGAAGAATGTGCGCACAGGCAATGAAAACTCAAGCGCCTGCATCATCGTCCTGGTTTCATAGATATTTATTGCCATTTATATCACTCTCCTTCCTAATAAGGCACATTATCGCTCAGGAATATCCCAAGCTCACGCAATTTAGCTTCGTGCATGTCTACAGTATCTGAACCACCAACTATTAAAGCCTTTCTGTTGAAATGCCCGCTTACATATGCAACAGCTGTTGCATCTTGTGTAGCCGCATCAGTATCATCTGCAAGGATGCAATCTGCAACCTGGCTGCCATCTCCATTTGTGGAATCTGCTTTTTTGTATTTGCCGCTGCCGGCAATAACAGTAACGGTGAATACGTCGCCCTTTGCAAAACCATTGGCTTCTGTGATCATAAAATTGATGGGCCCGACATATGGTATGCCTGCCGTTGCATCGTCTAAACGCATACCATCGGGATCAACTACTTTAAATACGGCCGCAATCCCAGTATTTGTAGCAGTTATGCATGTTAAAGTGTACGTTCCTAACTTTGCTACTTTGCCAAGCTCCACTGTGCCTATTGTGCCCTTAGCTGTACCCGGTCCCTCAATTTCACCAACGGCTTTAGTTATCTTGCCGAGCACTGTCCCTCTTGTTAATGTCCCTTGCCCGGCGTCCAGTTTTACGGCCTTTGTGAGGATCGGCACTGATCCGTCGACTATTAAATTGTCCGGCACAAAAGAACCGAGATCCTGTACTAACTCTGCCATTTCTTTGCCCTCCTTTTGCTTATTAACTCCGCCATGGACTTTACAACTACTTCCTTCTGGGCCTTATTGTCGTGCGCATCAGGGGCGACATTTACATCGTCAACGCCCGAATCACGGCTGTCGGCCACCATCTTGGCCATGGCCTCTTTCTTTTTGGCTGCCTCTATTTTCAGCAGCTCTATCGCAACCTGTTCTACCGTCATGGGAGATTCAAACTTTGCCTTTGTTTCAAGATCCTTTGGCATGACAGATGCAATCTCGTCTATTGCCTTAATCCTTTCCCTTTCTGCCTTCATGCCCTCTTCTCGGGCTGCAGCTTCTATTTTTGCGATGAAATCGGGATAAAGTACTTTTAATTCATCTATTGTTTTTATATCCACTGGTTTGCCCTCCTTTTTATTCCCATGATTCCCCGCTTTGTCTTCCCAGGGCGGGGTCCTGTCGAACTGCTCATAGTGTC